TGATTGTGTACGAGGCGTTGACCTTGCCGCTCAAATCCGCGTAGGACTGCGCATTAGTTTGAATCGCCGCCGAGTTTTGGCCAACCGTGGTTTGCAACGTCGTAATGGCGGACGCGTTGGCTTGGTCCGCCGTTGCCCGCGCTTCCGCTTCGCTCGCAATCTCCGCCGCAATCGTCGTGTTGACCGTTGCTTGGAGGTCCGTGATTGCCTTGGCGTTTGCGCTATCCGCCGCCGCACGCGCCGCCGTCTCTTGCGTAACGAGCGCTTGCGTTGCCGTGTCCGCCGTGGTCATGGCCGCAGTAAGGGCCGTGATTGCGTCCGCCGTTGCCGCGTCCGCAGTTACGCGCGCCGATGTTTCGGTTGTGACTCGCGCAGACAAATCGGAGTCGCCCTTTGTCATCGCCGCTTGGAGGTCCGTAACAGATTGAGCCAACGCGCCGTCCGCATCCACGCGCGCCGTTTGCTCATCCGTGATTTGAGCCCCCAACGCCGTGTCCGCGCTTTTCATCGTGGCCGTAAGCGTGGTGATTTGCTGCGCTTGCGCGGAGTCCGCGTCCGCACGGGTTTGGCTCTCTTGCGTGATTTGCGCCGACAACTGAGCGTTAGCCGTTGTCATGGCGGAGCCCATTTGCGTAAGCGAATCCGAGAGCGCTTGATTCTGCGCGGCCCGGTTGATTGTCTCTTGCGTTACCGAGGAGGCCGTGGCATTGCCAGCCGCGCGCAATTGCGCTTGCATGGACTCAACTTGTTGCGTGAGCGCCAATTGCGCATCAACCCGCGCGGAGTTTTCCGACGCGATACCGGCCATAACCGAATCCGAGCCCGCGAGCCCGGAATCATCGCCCGCCATTGGTTCGGCACTCAACGTGGCGTTGATGCTGTCCACCTGATCCGCAAGCGCCGAGGTTGCGTTGCTCGTGGTCGTGGCCAAAGCCGTGATTGCACTCGTATTGCCGTCCACCGTGGCCTTGAGTTGGGTCACGGATTGCGTAATGGCCGTATCCGCCGAGGCCCGAGCCGATGCCTCCGCAGTCAACGCCGCGTCCGCCGCCGTCTTGTTGCCCGTCACCGTAGCGGAGAGCGCCGTGATTGCCGTACTGTTGGCCGTATCCGCATCCGCCCGAGCCTTGGTCTCCGTAGCAATCGAGGCCGCGTTAGCCGAGTCCGCCGTGGTCATCGTGGCTTGGAGGCTTGCGATTTGTTGGGCCGTGGCTTGGTCCGCAGTCACGCGCGCCGCCTGCTCTTGCGTAACCAAGGCCGCAGCCGCCGCCGCGTTGGTTGTGACAGTGGCTTGGAGGTTTTCAATATCCGTGGCCATTGCCGAGTCCGCGTCCGCTCGTGCGGTTTGCTCCTCAGCAATTTGGGCGTTCGTGTTCGAGGTCAGCGTGTCAAACCGGGCCTGCAATGCCGTGACTGTCTGAGCCATCGAAACATCAGCCGCCGCACGAGCCGCGCTCTCTTGGTCCACATACGCCATGCTTTGCGCTTGAGCCGTGGACACTTGCGCCACCACGCCGTCCACGCGTGTAGCCAAGGCCAAGTCCGCCTCCTCTCGCATGGATTGCTCAGTGATAACGCCAGCGTATGAGAAATCATCGCCCGCGTATTCCCCATCATCGCCCGCCAGCCGGGGAAAAATTTGGTCCTTTAGCGCTCCAACGTCCGTTAGGAGTCCCGTGAGGTCCGCGCCCTTGAGTTCGTCCAAATCCTCCTTTAGCTGCGTGAAATCTAGGCCCGTTAATCCGCTCACGGAATTTTGGAGGTCCGTGATTGCGCTTTGGTTGACCTGCGTCGTGGTTTGCACCTGGCCGATTTGGTCCCGAATGTCCGCAATCGACTGTGCCGCGTCCGCCGCCGAGCCTTGGAGCGCCGAAACCGCTTGAATAGGTCCAAGCAACTCTTGGCCAAGCTCCGACTCCGTGAGCGCCCCCGCGATTTGTTTCAGAATCGGAGCTGCGTCCATCGTGGACATACCTTGCACGCCAGCGCCGGACGGGTATAGCGCGCCCCTGTTGCCCGAGCGGTCCGTGAGCCGCGCCCAAAAGAAAAACGCTTGGCCCGCCGCCAGCCCCATCAACATGGCCTTGTCGGTCGGATAAGCGTAAATGCCTTGGGTTGTGGCCGTGGACGGGTCCGGGGTCCGGGAATACAGGATTTCCGTGTACGCCGTGTCCGCCGCCGTGTTGTCCGCCGGAAAGCCCCAATCAAGCTCAATTTGGAAAATTTGGTCCGTGCTTGCCGTCAAGCTCGCAACCGTGGGAGGAGCGCCGTCCTTACCCGCAATTTGCACGATACCGGAGGAGGTGGAGAGCGACGAAACGCCCAACACGTTGGTTGCGTACACGCGAGCCTCATACGCGCCCGTATAGACCCCTTGCACGTCCACGGATAGGCCGGACAATGCGGAGCCCGCCGTAACCCAATTCCCGCCGTCCTTACGCCATTCAACGCCGTACGTTACCGCGTTGGCCGCTTGCTCCCAACCGATTGTCATTGTGGTGCGCGCGATACCTTGGTCGATAACCACGTGAGAGGTAATCGACACGGAGGCCGGGGCCACCTGTGCGCGCGGAGGGATAACCGTGGTCGGCCGCTTTTGGATTTTTACGTTGGAGTCGATATACGCAAATTTCCCCGGCTCGTGTTGGACCGCCGTGATTGCGTACGTGATTTGGCCATTGTCGGTTTGCTCATCCACGCCCGTTACGCTGAATAGCTGCGCCACGAGGTCGTCACTTTCCAGCATCCACACCGCGCCGCCAACCGCCACGGAATCAAACGACTCCGAAACCGTGAGTTCGCCCGTGTCCACATTGCCGCTTGAAACGGTCCGCTTTTGCGCCACGCCGTCCGGCATGATTACCGTGAGGACGTTCCCCGTAGTGAGGACGGGGAATTTATCCACCGTTACCACCTTGCGGTCCGCGCTCATGCCACGGATACGCCCGCCCATGCGCCGCCCCGCCTTGCGAGGGTCCGCAACCGCGATAATCGAGCCCGGAGGAGCCAACTGGCCGTCCAAGCCAACGGAGAACGAAACGGGCTCCGTTTCCAACCGGCTCGTGGTGAGAATCCACAAAGCGCGCCTATGGGCCTCCGCTTGGCTCGTGCAACCGAACGCCGTCACGGACGCCTTAATCATGCCGTACCGCTTCAGGCCCGTGTCGTCCTGTGCGTACTCCACCTCCGCCTTGTATTGGTTCTCCGGGTTATTCCACGAGACTTGCGCAACCGTGTAACGGCTCTTGCGCTCGCTCCCGGAGTAGGTGAATTTCCCGCCAATCACGTTTGCTTGGTTGTACACATAAACCGGGTCTTGCGGCATGTCCGCCGTAACCAGCACGGAGCCCGCGCCCCAATACGATTGGCCGTTGAAAATCGAGGCCAAGTCTTGCAACACCTTGAACGCGTCCGCCTGTGATTGGATAACCACGTTGCAGGTAAAGCGCGGCTCCGTCCCGCCTTGGCCGTTGTCCACTTGCTCGTCACAGTATTGGCCAATCGCGTAAAGCGTCCACTTGTCGAGCGCCGACGCGTCGATATAGCGCCCGCCGCCGTAACGCGTATTGCGCGCCAAATCGTAAAACACCCATGCGGGGCAATTCGTCCAAGCCTGTTTAAACGTACCATCCCACACGCCCGTATAAGTCCGGGTATCAGGGTCGTAGTTGCTTGGCACGGCCACGATACGCCCGCGCACGAGGTAGCCCCGCGTTGGCACGGAGCTAAACGATTTTGCGTCAAACGTGATACCCACCAACGCCGTGTTGGGGTATCTCAACTTACGGTCCACAACCTCCGTAATGGCCTCAATGTTGACCGTATCTTGGATATACGAGTTGTGGGCGTTTGCCGTGAGCCGCCGGACCCGCACGAGCCAACCGGCTTGGGCCTTGGGGAGTTCGATACGGATTGAGCGCTCATACAGGCTTGTGGTTTTGCCGTCAAAAGCGCCCGTAGCAACCTGAGAGTATGAGCCGCCGTCCACCGCCAAATCAATGGCGTATTGGACCTTGTATCCAACAATATCTCCCGTGTCCGTTTTGGTCTCCTCCAACGAGGGGACGCCAAAGCGGATGCGCACGGCGGAGAGGGCCGTATTCGTTACCTGTCGCACCCAAGGCGCGTCCGAGGTGAGCGCAACGCCGATTCCGATTTCATTTTCAACGGACGGAAAGCCGGGGAGATACGCTTGATCCACGGTCCCCAATCTCGTGTCCAATCCGTAATTCTGAAAATTAAACGAGCCATCGGAGTTTTGGATTGGCGTCCCGTCTAGGAAAACCGATTGCAAGCCATTCACGAGGCCAACAATCGGACCCTCCGAGAGAATGTCCAAAATGCGCGCCGTGCTTGTCGAGTGGAGGTTGTCCGGGCTCTCGTTGCCGCCCGAGCTTCCGCCACTACCACCGCTAGCGCCTTGGATTCGCATTTGTCGCATTAGTTACCGCCCGTTGAGTTTTGAGCCAAGTCCTCCGCCACAATCGAGGAGGAGCCAACCTTGGAGCCCGTGAGGATTTCGCCGTACACCACCGGCACCGGCTCACCTTGCGCCGAGCTATTTACGGGGCCGTTGAAGTAGTAGGACGTTCCGTTGTCCGCCGCGGAGGAGAGCCCGCCGGTTTGCTTGCTCAACATTTGCACCACGCCGCCGAGCGCCATAGATGCACCCATGCCGAAAACTTGCGCGCCGCCGGGGATTTCATAAGCCATCATCACCGCGCCGACAACCGCCAGCACGGCCCCCGCGATGGTTTGGAATATCCCGCCCTTTTTGGAGCCCGCAATAACGGGAGCAATGCGGATTTCGCGCCGTCCGGCCGGAAATTCCAAGCCGTCCTTGCCGATGTTCATGCGCCCAAGGAAGCAAGCGAACGTGAGCCCGTGCCGCTTGCTCTCTTGGAGGAATTTTCGGAAACCGGGAATCACCACGGAGAGCGCACGGATTGCCTCTTTAGTATCCCTAACAGCCAGCTTGTGGACGCGCCCGAACCGCGCGCCCAACACGCCATACAGCCTAATCGTTCGGAGTGTTTCCCCCGCCATTCAATCCCCCATACCGTAAGACCGTGAATAGGGAATTGGACCACATGCCACCAAACAGGGCGCGTCCCGAGAGCCGGTTGGCCGTATGGTGGAGGAATTGCCCGCCGCCGAGATATACGCCCGCATGATTGGGCTCGCCGTGCTTGGATAGGACCGTCATCAAAAGCACGTCCCCCGCTTGCGGCTCCGCGTCCCGGCCCACGTCGATAAAGCCCGCTGCCCGGTAGTTGTCCAGGTATAGCGACGCGCCCTTGGTTTCCCACCAACGCTCATTGCGCTCGAAATCCGGGAGCGTAATTCCGCGCTCTTGCTCGTACCAATCCCGGATGAGCGCATAGCAATCGTGGACGCCGTGGACAAACTCACGCCCGAGCAACGGAGCCACATAGCCGGACGGCCCGAACGTATGCCACGAGTCGAGCCCTATCGTCCCGTCCGCTTGCATCCCGAGGCTCACGATAATCCACGTTGGAATCCCGGACCGCTCGCACATAACGAGGTCCGCCATGCTTGGCTTGGCACGTCCGCCGGGGTGCGAGTGGAAAAGAGCGCAAACCGCGCCCACGTCCTCCGCCTCCGCGAATTGCTCCGGGTCGAGAATAAAGCCCGTCTCCGGGCTTGGCGCAACATTCCGGCAGGGTAGGTATCGGGGACCGCTATCCGTGGCCACCACAAGGCCACACGCCTCTTGCGGATACATTGCAAGCGCATGGTCTCCCGCTTGTTTGCGGATTGAGTCCGGGAATTGAATGTTTTCAGTCACGAGAGAACGTCCGAGAGAAAGCCGCCCCAAGGCAATT